GATCGCACTTCATTTCCTGGCAGATCTGCAACTGCGCGGCCGTGAGGCCGACGACGCTGCTCTCGCCAGAAACCTGCGGCTTGACGCCAGGCTTTTTCTCGCCCCGCGCCGCGCGCTGATCGGCCACATGCGACCGCAGCTCGGCGATCGGCAGGTTGGCCCAACGCGGTTTCATCGCCACGGCCTTGTCATCCGCCCAAACGGTCGACGGGAACTCGGCACCGAGCTTCACGAGCTCGACGACCAGCTTCCGGCGCTCGGCCTTCTCCAACGTCGCGCGCTCAACCGCGAGCTTCTGTCGCTCGCTCTCGAGTGCCACGTGCGAAGACTTGAACTCTTCGACCTTTTCGATCGCCTCGGCAACGCTCTTCACGCCGCAGATCCGACGAAGCATCGCGCGCATGGCCTTTCGCTCGGCCTTTTTTGCGGGCTTCTCGTCGTCCTTCTCATCCTCGTCGCCGTCGTCCGCGGCGGCGGCCGGATCAGCAGCGGAGTCGACCACCTTCGGATCTTCGACGGCCTCGGCCTCGGCAGCCGGCGCAACGCCTTCTGCGCCGTCGCCCTCGCTGCCGTCCTCGTCCCCGTCGGGCTCGGCCTCGGCGCCAGCCGCGGAAGCGACCAGACCCTTTAGAATTTCGAGCGCAGCTTTCGCGTCGCCCTTTTCGATTGCTTCCAACGCTGCTTTGATGAGACTGGGATCCATGCCCTTACCTCTATTTGCCGATGCCGCGACAAGCGCGGGTGTGTTATGTGTCGCGGGCATCGCGGTAATCGCGATGTTGATCAACTTGAGAACGCGCTTCGTCTTAGGGTCGGCCTCGAACGCGGGCGAGACGTACCGTTGCCTCTTCTGTCCGAGGCGCTCTGCGCCGTCCGGAGTCCACTTCACGTCCGTCGCCCAAAGGGAGCCATCCTTGCGGAGTTCCAACTTGCACCAGCCGCGCGCGTCACGGGCCGTCGGGTCAGGCGAACCGCCCTCGCACTCGAGCATCTGTGTTCTAGATCGATCGAGAGGTCAATCCCCCACTCTCGAAACGATTTCATCACCAGCTTCGCGGCGAAAGCGTCGAAGAGGAATTTGCCGTTCTCGGTCTCGTTCCAACCCTTCTGGAAAAGACGGAACTCGGTCGGAAGCTCGTCCGAGAGCGCGAGTGTGAATGTGTGAGGGGTTCGCTTCATTAGAAGGCGAGAGGAAGAATAGTGAAGATGTCTTCTTTGATTCCGTTGGAAGAGATCGCGGCGCCAGTTGCCAGCCAACGTGCGGCGTAATCACCAGGCTTCGTGCCGAAGGGGATCAAGACATCGGCGTGGTAGGTCCCCAGAGAGTCGCGGACGACGGTCGCCGAAACGAGCACGACGCTATGATTTTTCACCTGACAGATCGTCATGGTGAGTGCGGTTGGGTCGATCAACCCGGCGCCTGCCGCGGTGCACGTTACCGAGAAGCGAAGACTTTGGCCTGGTAAGTAAGAGCTCATGTCAACGCCAACAGGGTTCCATTCGACGCGACGAGATTTAGTAGCGTTTCGTTTTGAACGTCAAGATCGAGGGTATAGGCTACCGATGTGTTCAAAACAAGCGGGCCGGGCGAAAGATAGGCGCCAGACGCCGCGCATCGAAGCCCGCTCAATCTCGCAGCCGCAGACCCGTGAACCGTGTGCGGGATTGTTCCCGAGGCAGAAACGCGAAGCCCGCCGACCCGAGCCGCAGCCGTTCCAGTGAATGTGTGAGAGAAAGTCCCGGTTGCTGCGGCTCGAAGCCCGCCAACCCTCGCAGCCGCCGTCCCCGAAAACTTCTCGGTGCCCGAAGCGGCTGCTCGAAGCCCGCCAACCCTCGCCGCCGCCGTTCCCGTGAAGGTTTCGGCGCCCGAAGCGGCTGCTCTAAGCCCGCCAACCCTCGCCGCTGCCGTTCCCGAAAACTTCTCGACACCAGAAGCCGCGGCTCTAAGCCCGCCGACCCTCGCCGCTGCCGCCCCCGTGAAGGTTTCGGCACCCGAAGCGGCTGCTCGAAGCCCGCCGAGCCGTGCCGCTGCCGTTCCAGTGAAGGTTTCGGCACCCGAAGCGGCTGCTAGAAGCCCGCCAACCCTCGCCGCTGCCGTTCCCGTGAAGGTTTCGGCACCCGAAGCGGCTGCTAGAAGCCCGCCAACTCTCGCCGCTGCCGTTCCCGAGAAGACTTCGGCGCCGGTTGCTGCGGCTCGAAGCCCGCCGACATTCGTTACCGCTGCACCAGTGAAGCCGTCAACGGCAGCGTTCGTCGTAAGCGCTGGCGAGGCCGCAGCGTTTGAAAGCCCGACCTCGTATGTTTGATCTAAACTACCTTGGCTCGAATCGGTAGTCGTAAGCGGGTTCGAGACATAAGACACGTTACTCTAGCCACTTGATATACCCGTTCAAAACCGAAGCCGTCGAGCCGCCGATGTTCCAGAGAACAAGCCAAGAAGACTTTGGCAAGAGCAGCGGGCGATCAGGCGGCCAAGTCCAGATGAGACCGGCGCCGATCGTTGCCGGCAGACCGAATTTTCGTAAGAAGTTCGCTGGAACCGTCGGCGCCGTCGACCACGCCGTGTCAAAGTTGACGGTCGAAGCCGGATCGACTCCGGGATTTTCCGCCTGACCTAATAGAGACGTCGTCGCTGTTGGCGTATTCCCCGGAATACCCAACCCAATAGCGCTAGCAGTTGCGGCGTTGCATGCCAAACCGATTTCAGTGATACGTGCCGCATAGCTCGCACCTGTATGGATCGTTCCGTAGCCTGCGGCGGTAGCCGCGGCCACGCTGGCAAAGCCTACGGTGTAATAGGGCATTACTGCGCCACTGGCATTGAAATCGTCATGCTTGTAACCGTCACCGTGCCGCCCGTGGTGATCGCCACATCGTTCAAGTTCAGGTCCGCGCCGGAGGTTCCGGCGCTGCCGTCGAAGACGGCCGTCGTATCGTCCGATTTGAAGATTCGGAACCATGTCGCGGTGCCGTTCGCGAGGCCGGTGCCGTTCGTGATCGCGTTCGCTGTCTTCACGCCGGATGCCGAGGCGCCGAAGGCCGTGGCGTTCAGCGGTAGCTTCGCCAACTTGACCTGCGTCGTGATTGCCACATCCGGGGTTGCCGGCTGCCCGGTTCCCGTGGAATCGTAGATCTCGAGAAAGCCGCTGTTGCACGCGGTGTCCAGCGCTGCATTCAGCGCCAGATTCCACGAAGCGATTGTCATGTGTGCGTTATTGGCCATCTATCACTGATTCTTGTAGTACTCGATTTGCCGTAGCCGTTTCTCGGCCTCGGCCTTGGTATCGTACTCGCCCAACTTCTTACCGCCCTCAGAGTACACGCACCATTTGCTTCCTTCGTGGCGAATCGTGTTCTCGTAGACGGCCGAAAGGGCCGACGCGTTCTCGTTCCCGAACGGCTTCGTTACCGGCGCTGCGGTCGGGGCGACCGAAAGGGCCGGGATCCGCACGCGGTAGTCTTTCGCGAGCTCGTAGATGTAAGTGGGCTCCAACGTGAGCCCTGCCATCTTCGCGCTCTTCAACGCCTCATAGAATGCCGCGTTGCGCTTCGAGTAATCGTCCGTTACTGCCTGCTCGTCACTGTTCGGAACGATGTATCGCCGCTTCGGGGCAAGCTTCGAGTCCCCGAAGTTGATCGCGCACCAGGGTTGAATGAGTCCGGTGTCGATCGCCCGCGAGAAGCACTCGAGGTCCCCTCTGACCTTCGTGGCCTCGACCTTGAAAAGCGATTCGATGTCCGTGCCAGGCGCCTTGATCGAGGTTCCGAGCGTGCCGTCCGTGCCGAGGTAGATCCGAGCGGCTGCCTTCTCCGCGTTCGCGACGAGCTCGGCCCAGACCTGCCACGCCGTGCTGTTATTCGTAAGGAACTCAGTCTTTGATCCTGCGGGACGGATACCTACGGGCGAGTCAGCGGTCGCGATCCCTCGGAGGAGATCGACGAAGGCCGAGGCCTCCGCAGTTAGTCCGCCGCCGGGGCCCTGCAAGGGGACGCCGGAGGGGAGCTCGCCGACGACCTTCGCCGTACCGTGCGCGTTCGAGCCGCGAGCCCAGTCGCGCGAAGCGAAGGCGTGCCGAGCCCATACCAGTGCGCTCGGCAAGATCGCCGCGTTCTCGCGGAACGATTCGATCTCGTAGTCCTGAAAGATGATCCAGCGACCGTCCCCGTGGACGACCGGGATCCAGAAGCCTCCGACGAAGCCGTATTCGCTTTTGTCTTCGGGGATGTCCCCCGGCGAGACCGTGTTCGGGTCCGCTCGGGCCTTGAATACGCGGAAAACCGGATCCCACCGGACGTATTCGATCGGCCAATACTTCATTTCGAGGTCAACCCTCGAACCGTCTTCACGCGGGGTCGCGTCAATGGCCGCGAATGCTACCCCGTGATTGACTAAGCATCCGTGAATGCTCTTCAGCGTCTCGGAATGTATGCCTACGCCGTCCGCCCCGAACAGCGCCTCGGCCTCGCCGGCGATCGACTCCCCGCGGGCCCCGCCTGCAGACTGAATCTCCACCGGAATGCACGACTGCGGCGCAAGGCGCTTCATGAACGCCGTGAAAAGCGCGTCATCCGTTCGCATCTGCTCGGCCATACGAGCCGGTCGGATGAACTGGCCAAGCATCTGCTCTTGCCGAGCGGCATAGATGTCGGCAATGGACCACGCGTCGATCGTTGTACGACCGTCACGCGGCATTCGAAGCCGGGCTTCGAGTCGGCCGAGGTCGAACTCGTCCGCCGTGCGAATTTTCTTCGCTCTTTTGGACGGTGCGCCCATTAGATTCTATCGCCCCTACCGTCCAAGGACGTTGAAAAGGTTGAATTCAGCGAAGGAAGCTTCGAAGGCGACGCTATCTGTTTCGCTACTTGCTCGATTCCGACGAATGCCGCCTTTGGATCAACGTAATTGATCGAGAGATCGAGCAATTCGACGCATGCGTGAACGAGCGCGTCGAGATCGCCCGGGCTGTCGTACCGTTTCTCCGTTGAGCCGGGTTCCCAGTTCGTCAGGGTCTCCTCCAGCGAGGAAAGGTCGACCCCAATCACGTGGGACACGCGCCGGCGCTCGTACGCGGTTGCTACGGGCTCTGCGCGGTCTTCCTTGGCCCCGCGCGCGAACACTTCTTTGACGAAAACTTTCCCTGCCACGGGGAGTGGCTGCTCTTCCTTCCCGACTACGATCACTTCAAGGCCGCGCTCGCGCGCAAGGGCTCGAAGATTCTGCGTTACCAGTGCCCCGCCCTTGTTCGTCTCGGCGAGCACAAGATGGCAAACGTTTCGCACGTACCGGTCAAGGACGATCGTCCCCCACTTCGAGGCCTCGTGCTTCCCAGAGTCGTCCCCAAGTACGTACCCTTGCCCGTCAACTCCGACCCCGGCCTCGATGATGCCCGTCGTATCGCTGCCTTTGCGGTCCGAAACTGCGGGGTCGACCGAGACAACCCGCCGGACGAAGTGCATCGGCGCCGGTCTGCGCGCGCCATCGATCCACAACTGTTTCACGAGGGCGTTTTCGGAGTCGTCCAACATCAGGCCAAGGATTTCTTCTTTGCCCTTCTGGGTGTCCCCGAACTTCAGAACCATTTCGGCGACGTACCCCTCGCCAAGGTTCGCGATATTCTCGTACATCGTCCCTTTTACTAGGACGTGTGTCGCCGGATCTGCCTCATTTCGCGCTAAAAGCTCACGAAGTAGGGGATTTCTCTTCTTCGGGGTGCAATCCCAGACCGTCCGCGCGTACCCTAGTGACGTCGCGAGGCTGAACATGTCGAAGGCTTCTTGCCTGGTCGAGTTCGGCCACGACTGAAGCTCGCAGATCCAGGAAAGGTGGTAACCGAAGCCTCGGATCTTCCCGGGAACCTCCGGCGTCCGCACGTAGGCGCGCGCACCGTTGGGCCAGTGAAGCACGGGGCCCTCGCTGCTTCCGTGAAGCGCCGGCCGGCACCACGGTGGCGCGGTCTCGATGAGCCCGTCCGGGCCGTGGACCTGCAGCGCCAGGCAGTTCGCCTCATCCTGAGCCGCGAGGCCGATCATCATCGCTCGGCCCGATACCGCCTCGCCGTTGACGTAGTATGCGTTCGCGAGCGTCTTCCCGAAGCGCCTACCGGCTAGAAACCCCCACGTCCGCCATTTTCCCGGCGGGGGGAGCTGCTTCGAACGTGCCCAGAACTCCCATCGGGTCGCGAGCGCAGCTCGTTCGACAGTAGTGAGCTTTCCGAGGAGTGCGCGAGCGATTCGTCTAGCGCCTTCTCGACCATAAGGGCGTAAAAGCTCAACAAGGCGCGCAGCTTGCGAAAGATCACGGGGCGTCTGTCCTAAATAGGTCATCGACCAAAGCGAAGAGGCGTTTTTCGGCGAGTTCGCCGAGCTTGATCATGTCCGGGTTCTCGTTCGGGTCTGCTTTCGGAAGGGGCATCGCCTTACGCCGGGCTTCGAGCAATGAATTTGCCCGCATGGCCAGCGAGGCGATCCCCGCAATGTTCCCATCAGCTTCGGCTTGTTTTAGCGCTCGTTCGACGATCTCTAGCCAGCGTTCGATTTGCTCTAGAAGCGTGTTTTCTGGGATGTTTTCGGGGACTTCCACTATTTCGGCATTCGGCACCGGCCCTCGTGAGGTCGGTCGGCGAAGCTCTCGTTGTCGTCGGGCTATGGTAGGTTCGCTGATTGCGCCGTGTATCGCCTGATGTATCGTTCGGGCTGACTCGTTGCGCGCTGTCCGGGTCTTGATTTCGGCTTCGATCTCGAAAGGCAGTTCGGTTCGTGGTCGTGCCATTGGTATTGAATGTGTGTGTATTCGTTACGTACGTTCGTTCAGTATTGGTGCGTTTTGATTGGTATCAGAACTCGTCTCAATTCGCGGGAATGG